GTTTAGAAGAGCTGCCTAGCATCGATGAAATTGCTGCACACTTACGAGCTGCTGGTGATTATGCAAAAGCTCACAATCAACGAATAACTACCCACCCCGGTCCATTCAACATATTAGGTTCTCCAGAAAAACGGGTTGTAGACAATACTATAGTAAGTTTAGAACGACATTCTGAATTGTTTGATCTAATGGGCTTTGCACCTAGCTTTGAAAATAAAATTAACATACATATTGGTGCCACTTATAATAAAAAAGCTGAGACTATTGATCGTTGGTTGCACAATTGGGATCGGTTATCTGATAATCTTAAAGCTCGATTAGTTGTAGAAAATGATGATAAGGCATCAATGTATTCAGTTCGCGAATTGTATCAGATGGTTCATTCCGAAATTCAGATTCCAATTACATTTGATTATTTTCATCACATATTCAATACCGGTGATTTGTCTGAACACGATGCATTCTTTTTAGCACGCGAGACGTGGGATCATCACAATGTAACCCAATGTACTCATTATTCAGAATCCCGACGTAGAGAATACCAAACTTATATAGAGCGAATGTTTGAGCATCACAATATTGCAATAGAAGATTTACCGGCTTGGCCAACATTCCATAAGCAGTATAAAGAATTTACTAAGATACGAGAACAGGCACATTCCGATTATATTTTGGCTACTCCTAATACTTATGGTGTTTCTGATTTGGATATTGTGATAGAAGCAAAGGCAAAAGAACAAGCATTATTGCAAGTTAGATTATCACAAAAAAATGCTGTGATTTTAGGTTAATTATATTTATATTATATATAAAAGGTTGATACGCATATAATATATGTGATAGATCTAAGGTTTAATTATTAATAAATAAAAAGTAAAAGTTATGGCACATTACAAGTACGCAAACAAAATTACCGATGATGCAACGGATGCACGTGATATTATTCTAAGTATCGGCAGAGCAATTCAAGCAGACAATTCAGATAAAGCATCTGTATTAACCAATTTAGCAGCTGCAATTAAAAAAATGGAATCTGTATTATATTATATTAATAGAGAATGAAAAATTCAAAATCAGTTGCAAGACGTGCCAGTTTTAAACAGTTAGCCTGTAAATATTGTGGTGCTATTTGCGAACGAGTTGATTTTGCAGCAGAAGCTGTTACTTGTTCTAGGTGTGTGCATCGATTAGTTAATGGTGAAGTATTATATTTGCCGGAGCAACCTAAAAAGTTAAAAAAATCTAAAAAATAAGTTATGTTAGAAGCAGAAAAAATCAAATCGAATTGGGAAGAATATAGAGCAATTGTTGACACAATGTTTCCTACTCGTAAAGTTGCATTAAATAAAATGTATGATGAGTTTGAAGATAGAATGGTATTTATGCCAGCATCCGGAGTAGAACATTATCACAATGCATTTGCTGGAGGTTATGTAGATCATATACTTCGAGTTATTAATTGTGCCGAATCATTACACGCAACTTGGACTGCAATGGGATCTGATATGTCAGGTTATACTAAAGAAGAATTGGTGTTTGCAGCAATGCATCATGATTTGGGTAAGATAGGATTTCCAGGCGAAGGCAATGAAGTATATCAAGTAGAAACTTCGGATTGGCATCGTAAGAATCAAGGTAAAATGTATAAGCATAATCAAAATATTCCGTTTGCAATGGTGCCAGATTTATCTGTTTGGTTGTTACAAGAATACAATGTTAAAATGTCATGGACCGAATATCAATCAATTAAGATACATGATGGTATGTATGATGATGCAAATAAACCATATTTCGTTGCTAGATCGGCTCAAGCTAAATTAAAAACGAATTTACCTTTACTATTGCACCATGCAGATCATATGGCATCTCAAATTGAATACGAGCGTTGGAGAAACTTTAAATCAAATACACCTAAACCAGTTGTAGAAAAAAGTAAAGCAACTAAAAGTAACGGATTAAAAAACTTAGCAGAAAATAATCCAGATGTTGAAAAATCATTGATAGATATTTTTAAAGCCTTTAACGACTAATTATGATAACATTATCCATATTATTAATATTGAGTATTGCAGTAGCTTGTTATTTAGGTTATCGAGCATATTACTTGGCCGGTGCTGTATCAGATGCTCAGGAATATATTGAAGAATTAGAATTAACTAATGAATACATGTACGGTAAGATTGAAGATGCATACAATACACTTAAAGAAGTAGATCATAAAGGTGCATTTGAAGCAGAAGATGAAACCGGAACCACTTTCCAATTACTATTACAAACAATAACCGAACTTAAAGATCAATTCAATGGCGAAGCGAGCAAAGAAAAGTAACAATTACTTTACAAAAATTACCGAATTAGGAATATTAGCATATAATCGAGTACAAGATAATGCAATATTACGAGAAAAAATATATCGTAGATTCATTTATCCGGCTTTCATGAAACTGTCAGAAAATTTGATTAATAAAATGAAACCTGCATACATCGATTCATCATTCCTAGATTTGCAGGCTGACATTGTAACATATTTAACAGAGCGATTAAATAAATTTAATCCAAATGCAGGAAAAGCATATTCATATTATACTAGAACTACTTTTAATTATATTATAGCCGAAAATCAAAAAGCTTACAGTAAATTGAAATCTGATAAAACAGAATTGGATATTGATGAACAAAGAAATATAATCACAGAAATGCATAATATCGAAATGCGAGAAACATTAAAATATTTTATGGATGCTTATATTGATTATTGTTATGAAAATTTAAATTATATATTTACTAACTCTACTGATATTCATGTAGCAGATTCAGTACTTCATATTTTTGAAACTAGAGAAAATATCGAAGACTTCAATAAAAAAGCTTTGTATATTTTTATAAGAGAACGTACCGGTTTAGAAACAAACAATATTACTCGTGTTATTAAAACATTGAAACAAATATATACCAAAAAGTTTATTGAATACGAACGAGAAGAGTTTGTGAAATTGCCTTTTTGATATTTATATTAAAGAAGTTTACATATGGACAAAAACGATGAATTATTTAAAGGAACCAGTTTTGCTGATTTAATGTCCGATGTTTATCATAATTCCAAAAAAAAAGATAGACAAATAAATCAGCTTATAGCACAGTTGCAGCCATTAATTCGCAATGCGTCGGATGCAACTGTCATTGTCCCATTAATTAAAGAATATTTAGATGTCGCTGTTAAGAATGATGACCACTTGGTTAAATTAACAGCGATTGTTCAACGTTACATTTCAACCAAACAAACCATATCAGGTGCAGATGGTTTATTGAGTGATGAAGAAAAAGAACAACTTTTAAGATTGGCAGAAACTACATTATCTGCAGAATTGGAAGATGAAATTGATAGTATCAATCAAGAAGATACATTATTAAATGCTCGTATTAATGCTGCAAAGTCTAAATTAAGTAAGGATGAATAATGGATTACGACGTTGAGTTTGATGTTGCAGAAGTTTTAGAATATGACCGTACGTATAACTATATAAAACCAGAAACCGGGAATAGTAATGTTTCTGAATTATTTGCATTAAAGGTTAGATTGTGTAGTAAATATTTCAATCAAAAAAGTGTATACGCTAAACCAGCTAATATGAATATTAAACAAATTCCAATGATCGGAGAATTTGTTCTATTATATAAAACATTCAATCAAGAATCAAATGCGATTCTTAAACGAGAGACTTGGTATTATGTAACATCAATTGATGTACAATCATCAATGAATGAAAACATGTTACCGGGAATATCTGAGGACTTACCACAACAAGATATTGATAAAATTAAACCAGGTAAAAATTTCACCCGTACGGCTATTTCCCCTTTACAACCATATGAAGGCGACTTAATAATTGAAGGTAGATGGGGTAACAGTATACGTTTTAGCAGTACAATTGATCTACTCGGGCCACAAGATCATTATAACATACCAGTTCCCTGGAAAGGGGCTAATGCACAAGGAGATCCGATAATTATATTATCAAATGGACAAAAAAATCTTCCACAAAAACAATTTGTATCGGAAGATATTCAAACCGATAATGCATCATTATATTTAACTAGCACACAAAAAATTCCTAATTTATTATTAGGTAATGCCGAAAAAAGAAATTCACTTAGTTGTATTTATCCTAATGAGTCTGAATTTGCAAAATCACAATTTATCGGGGTTGCTGATCGAATTGTGCTTAAAGCTAAAACAGATGTTGTAGTTTTAGATTCGCCATTTGGTATTATATTGAATACTACAGGTGAAGTTAAATTAGGAAATGATGAAGCAACCGAATCAATGGTACATGGCCAAGTATTATTGCAGATATTACAAAAAATTATTAATCAATTACAGTCTAGTGTTCAAATTGGAGATACTCTAGCCCCAATTGGCGGATATATTAATAATGCATCATATGCAAAAGACGCACAAACATTATTAAATGAGCTTTTAAGTTCAAAATATTTCATACAAAAAAATACATATTAAGGATTCGTTATGGCATCAATAGTTCCCCCATTAGATTTTATACCCAAATTACCAGGTAAAGCAGTTGATATAATAATAAAACAAATAGATACTCAAACTGATAAATTATTAACTCAAGTAAATAAAGTTGTACAAAATTCAACTAAACTGCCGGTTAATATAAAATGCGATGATCCCCGGGTCAACCAAATGAAAGATCAATTAGCAGCTATACAAAAACAGTTAACAAAAGTACAAGCTCAAATTCCTAAAATACAGAAATCGATCGAATCAGTTAAAAAATTGGTAACTATTGCAAAGGGAGTTAAAACTGCAATTACTATAGCACAATTAAGTAATCCGGTAACGGCGCCGGTATTTATTGCAACTCAACTAACAGCTATTCAAGATGCTACTATCGTAAATGCAATTGCATCATTAAATCAATTTGCTGCCGTACCAGCACAATTAACCGGGAAATTACAAACTATAATACCTCCACTAACATCGGCAATATCAAAATTATCTAATGTATGTAGTGGAGAAGTACCAATAGTTGAATTACCTAATAGTGCAGTGAATGGTAATTCTGGTGGTGATGGCTCAGGTGGTAATGGCTTTGGTGGTAATGGCTTTGGTGGTGATGGCTCAGGTGGTGATTATAATGATTTAGTTGCAACTAACTTTTACAATGACGACAATGTATCAAATGACGATTTAGATTATAGATCAATTACGATACATGACCTTATAACCCAACAAAGAGACTTGCTAACGTCATTGGAAGAAGCACCTAGCAAAGTGTATCAGGATGCTGGCTTACCGTCATTAGATCTAGGTAAAGTAGGCGATTATTATATAGATACAACAACATCTATTATATATGGACCAAAAATGTCAATAACCAATTGGGAATAACCCGTAAATTAATAATTACAATATTTATATAAAAATAAGTACTATGGACCAAAAAACTTTTATAACAGCATTACGTAAAGTAGTTCGAGAAGAACTAAAAACTGTGATTAAGCAAGAATTAACTGAAATATTGCAAGAAGGATTAAAATCTACTATTTCAGAAATTGCACAACCAAAAACTCCAATTAAAGCAACTATGTCAACTGCGCCAACTAAATCTGCAGTATCTAGCAAGAGACCTCAATTTACTGAAAATAAATGGGCATCCGTTTTAAATGAAACAGATCTAATATCCGAGTCTTCAAATTCATTAGAATCATATACTGAATTAATGAATGAAGGAATGGAGGAATTAAGATTTTCTTCAGCTGATGCACAGGGATTTGGGATGATGCGCCAATCCGCACACCAAACTGCTCCGACTAATATGGAAGATCCAGAAACCGGTAAGGTATATGAGGTTGCTCCGGAAGTACAACGAGCATTAACTAGAGATTATTCAGCTTTAATGAAAGCAATAAATAATAAAAAAGGTAACTAATGGCATATCAAATAATAGGTGTTAACGATATTAATTCGAATTCTAATTCTATAGGATTGGGAATTTCTTTTTCTGAAACGTCTCCTATTTTTAGATCTATATATATAACTAATGATCAGGCATATGAAAATTTAAAGACATTACTATTAACTCGTGTCGGCGAACGATATATGGAACCAACGTTTGGTACTGAATTATTATATCTATTATTTGAAGCAAATGTTACTGCATTAAAACAAGAAATTTCTGATATAATACTAGATCCAATTGCATATTGGCTACCTTATATAAATGTAGACAATTTAGATATAGTAACAAATGAAGATGATAATACATTACAGCACAATATACAAATAACACTTACATTTTCAGTTAATGGGTATGATACACGGAGTATTACAATTTCAGCTGATACTAATGGTGCACTAATAGTTAATTAAAGATATGGAAACAAAAAAAGACGTAACATATTTAGGAAAAGATTTCAAACAATTCAAAAGAAATTTGATTGAATTTACTAAACAATATTTTCCACAAACATATACTGATTTTAACGAATCATCTCCGGGGATGCTATTTTTAGATTTAGCATCATATGTTGGTGATGTATTATCATATTATTCAGATAATAATCTTAAAGAATCGTTATTGGAACAAGCATCTGAACGTTCGAACATATATGATTTAGCTAGTTCATTAGGATATAA